TTTTAACTAATCTAAAATGATTTAAACCATGTATTATTGTACTACCTTCTAATATTTCATTACCAGGTACATCAAATGTTATAATTACTTCTTTATCTTTTAATACTTCTTTGAGAGATTCCACTATCTTCGCATTCAACTCCGCATCTAATTTCTTCAAATCCATTTTTCATTTATTGTATTTGAAAGTATATATTAAATAGGTGGGTTTAATCGGTTGGATTCAACCTTTTTTATAAATAACACTATAATATAAAAAAGAATGTTTATTTAATGAAGAAAGTTTCAGTAGTAATGGCATCCTATTTAGGACCATATCAAGGAAGAGCAAGTAACCCCGAACAAAAATTTGTAAGAGCAGTCAAAAGTTTTCTCACCCAAACATATGAAAATAAGGAACTTATAATAGTTGCTGATGGGTGTGATGTAACAGAAAGGTTATATGAATTTAATTTCGCAAAGTATCCAAATATTAAATGTGTGAAGATAGAAAAACAACCCACTTATTCAGGTGAATGTAGAAATGCTGGATTTGATTTAGTAGAAGGTGAAGTTGTTACTTATTTGGATAATGATGATGTATTAGGTAAGAAACATCTTGAAATTATTATGAGTCAATTTGATGATGATATAGAATTTGCTTATTATGATGATTTTATGACATTGAGTGCTGATTTCAAAAAATTACATAAAAGATATGTTGAACCTAGATACGGTAGTATAGGTACATCTTCAATGTCACATAAAAATGTCGATTGGTTACGTTGGGGAACGGGATATGGCCATGATTGGGAGTTTTGTATGAAAGCTATTGTTAATGGTATGAAATTTAAAAAATTAAAAACACCCCCACAATACATTGTTTGTCATTATAAAAATGGAGATTTTTAATGAAGTATCAAGTTTTATAGTTTTCTTATTTTAATATATAAATAAATGAAATATACAACCGATATTTTTATTAAAAAATCTAAAGAAGTTCACGATAACAGATATGATTATTCGTTAGTAGATTACATTAATACAAATATAAAAGTAAAAATCATATGCGAAAAACATGGAATTTTCGAACAAATTCCTAAATCACATTTAAAAGGCCACGGTTGTTCATTATGTAACGGTGGTACAAAATTGACAAATAAATTATTTATTAAAAAATCCAAAGAAGTTCATAGTAACATATATGATTATTCGTTAGTAAAATATGAAAATACTCACACTAAAGTAAAAATTATATGTAAAAAACATGGCATTTTTATACAAAGTCCTAATTCACATCTAATGAATCATGGATGCCCTAAATGTTATGGTAATGATAAAAAAACAACTGATGATTTTATAAAAGAATCTAAAGAAGTTCACGATAACAGATATGATTATTCGTTAGTAGAATATGTTAATATAATCACTAAAGTTAAAATTATATGTAAAGAACATGGGATGTTTGAACAAAAACCAGTTAAACATTTAAATAAACAAGGTTGTCCTAAATGTGGTATTGATATAAGAAAAGTAAAAATGACAAAATCATCTAAAGATTTTATAAAAGAATCTAAAGAAGTTCACGGTAACAGATATGATTATTCATTAGTCAAATATAATGGTTCATCTATTAATGTAAAAATTATATGTAAAGAACATGGCATATTTAAACAAAAACCTGTTGTACATATAAATGGAGGTGGTTGTAAGAAATGTGCTAATATAATAATTAGTAAATCATTAACACAAGATGAAAATATAGTAATTGAAAAATTTAAAAATATTCATAGTAATAAATATGATTATTCGTTAGTTGATTATAAACGATCAACTAAAAAAGTTAAAATTATATGTAAAGAACATGGGATGTTTGAACAAATACCTAATTCACATTTACAAGGAGTTGGTTGCCCAAGGTGTTATAATAGTAAAGGCGAAGAAAAAATAAGAAATTATTTAAAGAATAATAATTTAATATATAAAGAACAACATAAGTTTAATGAATGTAGAAATATACTACCATTAAAATTTGATTTTTATTTACCTGAATATAATATGTGTATAGAATATGATGGTGAACAACACTTCAAAAGATATAGATTTGAAAAAGATGATAACAAATTATTAGAAAGACAAAAAAGAGATAATATTAAAACATTGTACTGTGAAAAAAACAATATATACTTATTAAGAATTAAATATAATAATTTAAATAAAATAGATAAAATATTAAACAACAAATTAAAAAATAATTAAATGATATAATGCCATCAACGCCACTCCTGAAATCACTTAAAAATCAAGGAAGTACATTTTATTCATTCCCGTTGACATCAATTCATCCAAACCCAAAGTTCACTAAATTTACTTTATTGAATATACCTAACAGGGTAGAGGACAAACGTTTAGATTTTGAATTAGAGGACTTCAACGGTTCAACATATGACATCTATACAGATAGTTTAGACCCTGTTGCTCCTTATCAAGATTCATTTATAGAATCATTAAGAAACTACGTAGCTAATCACGATACGATTGAAAGAGATAGTAGAATAAATACTACTAAAGATTTTTATAACATTGATGAAAGACAAACACCAACAGAAATTATTTTTTGGAAGTGGTTAAGAAAACTGAATGTTATTGATTTTGAAGTTGCTCAACATGCTGTTGATTGGGATAAGAACATGGATGATTTCGATAACCCGAATGCAGATACTATTACCAATACAGATTATTTTAGAAAACTATTATGGACAGAACGTAAGGTAGTTGAATATGGAATGGAAACTATTGATTCTGGTGGTGGAACAACCGCAATGGTTACTATAAGTTATGCTGCTAATTTCAGAGTTGGAGATGAAGTAATTTTTGACGGAGATGGTTTAGGAACAGACATTATAACAGGACAAACATATACATTGACACAAGTTGATGAAGTGTCTGATACAGAGACTATTATATATTTTGAACAACAAATCAATACAGTTGTAAATGATCCAGTAGGAGCTGTGTATTTAAACTACGATAAAGTAGTACAATATATCGGTGAAATTAATGCAATATCTGATGTACAAACAGCAAGGAAGGATGAAACTGAAGTAACAGCTTATATTCCTCACCAAGCGGGTAGTACACCAACAGTATTGTTCACAACAAGAGATGATCAAAACTATTATCCAGGTGTAGAATTACCTATTATGCCAGAACAAATACAAACTGAAATTAAAGGTGCTGAAAATTTAGATTCACCTATTAGACAAAATCCAGGTGATTATCCAGGTTACTATTATGGTCAATTTGATACTGCCGGTAAAACATATATGGCAAGTTCAGGTGATAAGATCAGATATAGTGGAGATTATTATGGTGTTCTTAGAAATAATAATGTTGGAGTTAATGATGATAATTTTACATTTTTAATGTCAGAATTTGATTCGACAAATCTTGATGGTATTAATATGGACTTCAACTTAGAACATTATTTAAAGATGTCCATTACTGATGAACAAGTAGGATTTAACTTCGATGAATTTAACCAAATTACAATAGATGATGAAGAACCACAAGATTTTGAATATAACGCAATTCTTTGGTATTATGAATTAGAAGGTGAAGATGTAAATGATGAAAACATTTATACTAATCTTTATGGTATTACATTCCTTAATAATCCAGCAAATAATGAGGATGATACAACATATATTGAAGCTTATCAGAAATTAGTAAGTAATGATGAACATGATGGTTTATCATATATTCACAGTTTAAATCTTTCAACATCAGTTGATAATGATACAAGCTCAATGTCATTCGATCCATTAGCAATTAATAATACATTTGGTTTTGATTTATATTCTAATGTGATGGCTAACGTAGCCAAATTGAATGAATCATTTACAAACATCATTACAACATTTACATCAATTAATGAGGATTTAAATGATATGAGAAGTATTATTTATACTCAAACTGATATGGATTTAATTAAGTCTAAGTTGAAGAACATGGAGGAATTATTGAAGTTATATGAACAATACCAATTCGTTGATTCAGAAACAGTTTCAATCACTACCAATTATGGTGGTGTATATCCAACAATTTCGTTTAATATAAAGAACGTTGAATATTCTGATATTGTTAATATCCATACATCAGATGTTTATAATTATAAAGTTGCAACAGGTAATGAATTTAATGTAGAAGTACCTGATTCAAATAAGTTATTAGTTAGAATTACAAATAATGATATAACTGATTATAGTACAATGGGTGTTTTACTTGATAAGGATTTAGAATTTAAACAATCGGCTGAAATTTATTTCGATTCTAGTAATGGTTATTATGCAAATAATTTAATATTATATGTTAATTATGATAATGATGATGTTGGTGGAGTTGTAAAAACTCCTTTAATAGATAATTTTTATGTACCAACTGATATAGGTGATTATATTCCAGGTGATATTACTTATAATAAATCATATTATAATGATACTTATATTTCACATAATATAAATTTAATAAATGTAACAGGAGCTACACCTTTGATTTATACTATATTATACCCAACGGAACAGAATGTTATTGGTAGTGCTACATATCAAGAAAAGGTGTATATGGAAAACTTTAAGTTTTTAAATGATACAACGGGTGAATTAGTAGATTATTCAGGTGTATATGAAGTTGGGACAACAGAAGCTGACTTTAATCAATTGAGTTTCCAAATACTATTAAATACTTATGGGATGACATCGGTTGGAGTACCAAAGGCGTATTTACCGAAAGCTATTAAATATATCATAACAAGAGTAGATGAAAGTAATACATCTTCTATTGAAGATAGATATTTAATCCAAAAAACATACTTATAATTTGTGAAAACATACAATGAATTTATAAACGAACAAAGTGATTTTATAGTAGGGTTATCTGATATAGAAAGAGTTGTCAAAGAAATTTTCAATGATACTAAAGTATCTTCTGTTTCTACTGTATATGAGGAAGATAAAAAGACGAAAGAATTAAAATTAGTAATAACTATCAATAATTTATTTTACGAAAAGACCGATGTACTACATACAAGATTTGTGTTTTTTGTAGATGATAAAAAAACTAAATTAATAAAGAACAAGTTTTTCTATTTATATGATATAAATTGTGATTACAGAGAAGTTGATTTTGAAGATGTGGTACATTTAGAAACTCAGTTGAATGGTATCATAGATAAAAGAGAATTTGGGAAAGATATTACAGAATTATCTGATATTAATGTTACAATAGCAGGAGATGTAAATAAGTGGTTAGAAGAAAATGATGTGGATGGTATATCAATATATAGTATTACATATCATCCGATTGTAGATAATATGCCGTGTGAATCATTATCTTTCAAATTTGAGATTAATGTAGATGATGAAAGATTAATTGAATTAAGAATTAAAAAATTAAAAGATCACGAATATAAATTTACATTCAAAGAAGGTGATTGGTTTCATGATGTTACTATCACAGATATAAAAGGAATGGTTCAAACAATAGGGGAAACCATAAAAAATCATATAGCATAATTAAATGGCATTTTTTGATTTCATAGAATTAAGATACGAAGAATTAACAACTCAAATAAACGGATATTTAAGAACTGTTTATAGCAGGGCTGATCAAACATTTACTAATGCTTCCCCGTTTGGTATGGTAATCAATGTGTTAAAAGAATTCTTTCAATGGTCAACGATTTATCAAAAAAACGTTGTAAGAAATTTTCAAGTAGAGGAAGCTGATAATACTAAGGCAAT